CGGAGTAAGGAGCGGCAGGAGCAATTGTTAGCACAGGGGAAAACTAAAACTAGATATTCCAAACACATAGAAGGAAAAGCTGTTGACCTCGCTCCTTACCCGATTGATTGGAAAGATAGAGAAAGATTTCATTATATGGGTGGTATGATTCGTGGTATAGGAAAACAAATGAATGTTAATATCCGCTGGGGTGGAGACTGGGACTCTGATGGAGAGATAGCAGATAACAGCTTCGATGATTTAGTTCATGTAGAGATTAAAGAATAATGGCGAGAACAACTAAAAAATCAAAAGCTCAAGTAAATAAACAATTATGGGATAGGGCGAATAATTCCCATAGACAGAGATGGCAATATTTAAGTCAGAAAGGATATGACTTTTATCTCGATGAGCAATTATCTAAGGAAGAGAAAGACCAGTTAGAAGAATCGGGTATGCCCACATTCACTATTAATAGAGTAACTCCTATTATAGAGATAATGAAATACTTCGTTACTGCTAATAACCCTAAGTGGAAAGCAGTCGGGGCTACTGGAGATGATGTAGATGTGGCTCAAGTACATTCAGATATTGCAGATTATTGTTGGTACTTATCTAATGGTAAGTCTCTATATAGCCAAATTGCTCTTGATGCCTTAACTAAGGGAGTGGGATATTTCCTTGTTGATGTAGATAAAGACGCTGATAGAGGAATGGGGGAAGTAAGATTTAGTAGACTTGACCCTTATGATGTATATGTAGACCCTGCAAGTAGGGACTTTTTATTCAGAGATGCAAACTTTATACAAGTAAGAAAGAATATAGCAAGAACAAGACTTATTAATATGCTTCCTGAGTTTGAAGCTAAGATTAAAAAAGTATCAAAAAGCACTGATGTTGTTTCGTATTCTGAAAGAGATACTGATTTAAGTGGAACATCCCAACCTGAAGATATTACAATGGGAATTAGTCTTGATGCTGAAGATGAAGATATTATCCCATACTATGAAACATATTCTAAGAAAAAGTTCCCATATAGAAATGTATACATAAAAGTTGAGCCTTCCCCTGCTGAGATGGACAATATAAGAGAAGGGGTAGAAAAAGAATTAAAAGATTTTACTAAAGAAGTAGAAGTCGGATTAATAGAAAAAGAATTACAGATTCAGCAAGCTGTTCAATCTGGTGAAATTATACCTGAAAGAGCTCAGCTGGAAATAAAGAAATCTCAGGAAATGGCTGCTCAAGCTATAAAAGAAAAAGAAATGCAGTTAATGGGAGCAGCTCAGGACGCAGCTACTCAAGTTAAACAACAAATAATGAGTGAATCTGATTATAAGATTCTTGAAAATAATCCAAAATCAAAAAAGAATATATTAGATTCTATAAAGTTTTTTGAAAATAGAATAGTGCAAACTTGCAGTGTTGGCGATGATGTATTTTTATATGAATATACTTTGCCGATAAGTGAGTATCCCATTGTTCCTATCCCCTATATGTATACTGGAACCCCATATCCAATGAGTGCGGTCACTCCATTAATAGGGAAGCAACAAGAAATAAATAAAGCTCATCAGATAATGCTTCATAATGCAAACTTAGCATCTAATCTTAGATGGATGTATGAAGAAGGAGCTGTACCTGAAGAAGAATGGGAGAAATACTCATCATCTCCCGGTGCTTTATTAAAATACAGACAAGGATTTGCTACTCCAACTCCTATATTACCAGCCCCAATTAATAATGCATTTTATACTGTGGTTCAAGAAGGAAAGGCTGATGCAGAATATATAAGTGGAGTTCCTTCTGCTATGATGGGATTCACGAATCAACAGACTGAGACATATAGAGGATTGCTGGCTAATGATGAATTTGGTACTCGAAGGCTAAAAGCTTGGATGGGGAGCATAGTTGAGCCAGCTCTAGAGCATTTAGGCAGATGCTTCCAAATGATTGCTCAGAGACATTATTCAGTTGAGAAAGTATTTAGAATAGTTCAGCCTGAAGCGGGACAGTCTCCCCAAGAGCAGGAAAAAGAAGTTAAGATTAACATTCAAGTATATAATGATTATGGAGAAGCTATAGGAAGATTTAAGGATTATTCTACTGCAAGATTTGATATAAGAGTTGTAGCTGGGGCCACAATGCCAGTTAATAGATGGGCATTATTAGAGGAATATTTTAAATGGTTCCAAGCTGGTCTTATAGATGATATAGCTATGATAGCTGAGACTGATATAAGAAATAAAAAACAGGTTATAGAAAGAAAATCTGTTTATTCTCAGTTGCAAGGTCAGGTTTCATCAATGCAAGAAGCTATGAAAGATAAAGATGGGACTATAGAGACATTACAACGACAGCTTGTGCAGGCTGGTATAAAGATGCAGGTTGATAAAGCTGGAAATGAAGTAAGAAAGGATGTTCTCGAAACTGAAGCTCAGCAAAAACTTCTAAGAGGAATGATGAAAGTTGAGTTTGAGAAGATGAGAGAGCAGATGAAAACAGATGTACAAAGTACTAAAAAAGATGTAAAAGAAAGTGAGTAAGTGGAGAAAGAAGTCATATTCCAGTATGGCAAGAGATGGAAGTAAAAATGGCCGATGGAAAGATGGCAGCAGTCAAACTCACTATAGAAATAAAGCAAATGCTGTTCGTGGTGAAGTAGTCCACCATAGAGATGGTAATAAAAAAAATAATAGTTCTACAAATATAGAAAAAATTTCAAAGGCTAAACATAATAAAGTTCACCCAGAAAAAGGTGGAAACCGTAAGTGTAAAAGCGGTTATGTTTGGAATAAGAAAGTAAAGCAATGTTTAGCAATTAAATAGTTTGAAATGTTGATTGTTATTCATAAATTAACAAAACTCTAAAAAGGAGATTAGTATGTCAGAACAAGTAGGTAACGCCAATGAGGCCCCCGAAAGTACAAGCGTACAAGGTGCAGTCATGGACATGAATACTGATGATTTCTTTGAAACATTAGACCAACAAGTCAATGGTGCAATCATAGATGAACCTTCACAACCAACCTCGGAAATAAGCGATAACACGCAGACGAGCCCTAATGTAGAAGTTCAGGAAGAAGTATCTGAAGTAGGTACTTTACAAAAAAGGTATAGTGATTCAAGCAGAGAAGCTAAAAGGTTAAACGGAAAACTTTCCGAAATTGAACCTTATATGCCAATCCTTGATGCTATGCGAGAAGACCCTAATTTAATTACTCATGTGAGAAATTATTTTGAGGGTGGAGGTCAAACCCCACAAACAATGACTGAGAAGTTGAATCTCGATGAGGACTTTACGTTCGATGCGGATGATGCTTTTTCTCAACCTGAATCTGATTCAGCAAAAGTACTAGGAGCAACGATTGATGGAATTGTCCAACGTCGTTTGAATGGTGCTTTGCAAGGGCAAAAGGTAGAAAACCAAAAACTAGCGAAGGAAACCGATTTTCGTTCACGTCATGAAATGAATGATGAACAATGGTCAGACTTTGTAGATTTTGCGAAATCTAAATCTCTTGAACTTGATGATATATATTATCTAATGAATCGTAAGAATAGGGATGGGAAAATTGCTGATAACGTAAGGCAAGAAGTCCACAATAAAATGAGAGAAGTTCAGCAACAACCCGGTACACTAGCCACGCAAGGCAGTACTTCTGTTGAACAATCTCCAGATGATTCAGTTTTTGATGCCATTTTGGGTTCGACCAACGAACTAGAAGAGGCTTTTGGTATGTAATTATACTGAAGGCCATTAACTCAAAATAAAGAGGTAAACAAATGGCTGATGTATTTAGCTTAGGTACCTATTCAGATGTAGCAAGTTGGTCTGATGGTACAAGTAAAGACACTGGTGACCTTAGGCGAAAGTACAATTTTGGGGATAGGGTTTCTGAACTATCAATAGCGCAAGACCCTTTTTTCCGATTTGTATCTAAGGTTGGCAAAAAGCCCACTGACGACCCCGAGTTCAAATTTACAGAACGCAGACCTTCTTATCATAAAAGGTATGCTTATGTAATGGGACATGTTGCAAATGGTTCTGATAGTTTTGCTGACGCAGAGCTTGACCAATCAAATGCATCTGGGGCTGTTTCAGCTACTGGGCAAACTGTAAAACTATATATGGCTACTGATTATAAATCAGGTGGCAATATTGGTAATATCTATGGTCAATCCGGTTCATCTGTTGATGTCGGAGCGAGTGGAACAAGACCTTCGTTCTTTCTTCCCGGTCAAGTTGTAAAAATACCAATGTCTTCTACAGACCAAGGTGGGGATGCAACTGGATACCATTTGGTAAAAGTATCTGAAGTAGTTGACGGTTTAACAAAGGATAGCAAGGAATGTATTTCGATTGAAGGTAAGATTGTTAAGTTCGATTCTGGACATAATCAATTAGCTTCATTTGTTAGTGATAACTTTTCTCCCGGTGGTAATGATGGTGACGGGGATAGAGATGCTGGTGGTGAAGAAGTATATGACCAAACTATCGCAACTGAACTAGAACAAAGACGTTCTTATGTAGTTGGTTCAGCTCATTCTCAAGGTTCTGGTTATCCAGAGTCTTGGAAAGACCAACCTTTCTCAACTGGATTTGGACTCACTCAAATTTGGAAAACATCTATGGCAATGGATAACACAACACGTGCTACCGTTCTCAAGTATGAGCCAAATGAGTTTGCACGAA